CGACAGGGCGTTACAGAAACAAACGAGCGTTTGCCATGATACAGGTAGCGGCAGAACGGCATGGGCCGGGGCTTTCCGTTTTCCGGCGCTGGCGCGAGAGGCACCCCTTGCCCCCCCGCCCCTGTCTGTATCTATATGGGGGTATCGCTCAAAATTTTCCCACGAAACCACTGTAAATCGTTATCGCAAAAGGAGAATCACGAAATGAAGAAACCACGAAAAGTCTACGGCGTCGGCATAAACGACGCGAATTATGCCGTATCTCCCAAAGGCGCGGACGGCAAGCGGCTACCTTGCCCGTACTATGTCGCGTGGAAACGCATGCTCGAACGCGCCTACTGCCCAAAGTTCCTCGCCCGCAACCCCACCTACACAGGCGTCACGGTTTGCAAGGAATGGCACTCGTTCATGGCGTTCCGCGCCTGGATGGAGGAGCAGGACTGGCAGGGGCGGCAGCTCGATAAGGACATCATCGCGCCGGGGAACAAGGCATACTCGCCCGACACATGCGTCTTCGTGCCACAAGCGCTTAACTTGTTGCTCACCGACCACGCCGCCGCCCGTGGCGAATGGCCGATTGGGGTGAGTTGGAATAAGGCGTCTAATAAATTCTGCGGCTATATCAAAGAAGGAGGGGAAAAGCGACACCTCGGCTACTTCACCTGCCCGCACGAGGCGCACATGGTATGGCGCAAAGCGAAAGTGCGACTTATTCGCGGTGCCGCCCGCGAACAGGACGACCCGCGTGTTTACGCTGGTTTGATGCGCCACGCGGCGCGAATTGAGGGTGGCGAATTTTTGGAGGACGCGGCATGAGTTGGGTAAAGATCGCTGAGAAGTCCCCTGCGACGGGGCAGAACTGGATTGTCACAATGACGCATGAGAAGTTGAATTTGCTCAACCTCATGCCGACACCGCAGATTGTGTCTGGTTTGCATAAGCGTAACGAGATGCGCGAATTGCGCCAGTTGTTCACCCGCGCGGTGAACAATAGCGCCATCGCGTTAGAGGGTGTTCGCCTGCTGTCCGATAGGGACCGCGTTTTTTTGGCGACACGTCGGGTCGCGCCTGATTGGTACGACCTATTGGTAAAAGAGCGAAACTGTAAATGAAAGGAAAGACGTTATGGCTCTTGGTTTGAACGTAGATAGCAAGTCTTCTGGCGACATTTTGCCGATTCTGAAGTTCGACGCGAAGGCGGGTGACTTCATCCGGCAGGACCGTTTTCAGGACGCGAGTGGTGCATGGACGAAAAGCGAGGAGGAAGTGAAGCTGCCTCTGAAGTTCGCGGCTGATTTCGAGAACATGGAGGTCGGCTGGCTGTCTTTCGCGTCTGGTCATCCCGACTTCGCGATGACTCGCGTTGGTGGCGAGATGCCTGATCGCCCGTCGGCGGATCACAAGCAGGCGTTTCGTATTCGTCTGACGAACAACGATCTGGGTCTGCGGGAATTGTCCGGCAGCAGCAAGACGCTGCTTCGGGCGATGGATCGACTGCATGATGAGTATGTGTCGCAGTCTGCCGCCAATCCGGGCAAGTATGCTGTCGTTGAGGTGACTGAACTTGAGACGACGAAGGTGAACACGCCGCAGGGCGAGTTGCGTTTCAAGTCGCCGGTATGGCATATCGCGTCATGGATGGATGCGCCGAAAGCGTTCCAGAACAATGTTGAACCGGAACCTGCGCCGTATAGCGGTGAACCTGCGATGCCGGAAGGGGGTAGTGCAGACGACGCAGATTTGTTTTAGGGCATGACTGGCGGCGGGGTACAACGCCCCGCCGTCGTTTCCAGGAGAAGAATGAATGAACACGAATATAGCCACATACATGGAGGAGATCGCGCGTCACTATTGGGGCGAGCCTAATCCGAAAGCGCGAGGACAAAAGCTGCGTTGGGGTACTCACAATGGGCGTGAGGTCGATCTACGCAAGGGCGTCTGGTTTGACTACGAATTGAACAAGGGCGGTGGCGTGATTGATATGGTGCGCCATCATGAGGGTGCGTCGTTAAAGCCCATTCACGAAATTTTGGAACACAAATTCGGGATAACGCGAGAGGTTGAGGAGCGCATCCGCCCGAAAGAATGGCTGTCGAAGGTCTATGAGTATTATGACGAGGACGGCGTTCTGTCGTATCAGGTGCTTCGTTATGAGCCGAAGCGTTTTATCCAGCGGCATCCTGACGATAAGGGTGGCTGGGTATGGAATATGGATGGCGTCACGCCATTGCCGTACAACCTTCCGCTTATCGTTGGTCAGCCCAACCGCCCGATACTGGTCGTTGAGGGGGAGAAGTGTGCTGACGCGCTGGCGCAGGCAGGCTTTCTCGCGACGACGAGTCATGGCGGTGCGCGAAAGTGGCGCGAGGACTTGAATCGCTGGTTCGACGGTCGCGCCGTTGTGATGATCGCTGATAATGACGAAGCGGGCGAGGCGCACATGGATATGGTCGCGCAGAACCTGAACGGTGTCGCCAATCGCATGAAGCGCGTCGTGTTACCGAACCTTGCGCCGAAGGGCGATGTCGCGGATTGGCTTGCCGCGAATGGCAATGACGCGGAGCGGTTGAAGCACATCATGCGCTCTACGCCGTTGTATGAAGTGCCTGATGATCTACCGGAAGTTGAGCAGTCGGTGGATGAGGTGGAGGAAGAACAGGCGGACACGTTCGAGATATACACGCTGGCGCACTTGCGTCGTATGCCGCCGGTCGAGTGGTTGATCGACGGGATGCTGACGAAGCACGGGTTCAGTGTGCTGTACGGTGAGCCGGGTGCGGGTAAGTCGTTTCTTGCGCTGGATTGGGCGCTGTCTATCGCGCATGGTCGTGCGTGGCAGGGGCGTCATAACGTGACGGCTGGCAGCGTATTGTACATCGCTGGTGAGGGTGTCGGCGGATTGGGCAAGCGCATCAAGGGTTGGGAGTTCCATCACGAACTGCCCGGTGTGGATTGTCCGTTTTATGTTCTGCCGACGGCGGTACGTTTCCGCGAGCATGGCGATATTGAGAAGCTGATGCGGACGATTGATTCGCTGGGCCAGCGGTTCTCGCTGATCGTGATTGATACGGTCGCCCGTGCGCTTTTGGGCGGTGATGAGAACAGCGCGACGGACATGGGCATGTTTGTTGATGCGTGTGACGCGATCAAGCGTCATGCCGGTTGCGCTGTGCTGGCGGTTCACCATTCGGGCAAAGATGCGGCTCGCGGTATGCGTGGCAGCACGTCGCTGCTTGGCGGCGTGGACGCATCGCTTCGTGCCATGCAGGACGACGGCCTGATGACGATCCAGGTGGAGAAGCAAAAGGACGCGGAGCCTGCTGGCGATATAAACTTGCGTATGGTTAGCGTCGGGCTGATAGGCGATCAGACGGTCGTGTTGCATGAGACGGACGAGCAGGGTACGCCGAAGCAACGGCGTGAGCGCTTGACCGGGCCGCAGAAGATAGCGTTGCAGGCGTTGACGAATCTTGCCGCGACGAAAGGGCCGAAGGTTTCGGTCGCGTCGTGGCATGAGGAACACAACGACAAGACGCCATCCGCGACACGGCAGTCACGCAATCGTGCGCGTGACGCTTTGCAGAACAAGGGCATCGTCGTGATCGACAAGGGGTTTGCGTGGGTGGACAACAGCGTACTGAAGGGGGATGACGGTGAATGAGCAAGAAACCATCAACGTACTCGACCTTTTCAGCGGCATCGGAGGGTTCAGCCTCGGACTTGAACGAGCCGGACCTTTTCGGACAGTTGCCTTTTGTGAACAAGACGCCTTCTGCCAAGCCGTCCTCCGAAAGCACTGGCCCAATGTCTCAATCTACGATGATGTCAGAACCATCAACGCAGATGGATATCGAGGAATTGACATCCTCTGCGGCGGGTTCCCTTGCCAGCCTTGGAGCGTCGCCGGGCAGCAGCGAGGCGCAGAAGATGACCGTGACCTCTGGCCGGTCATGGCTTCCCTTATTGAAGACATACGGCCTCGGTGGGTCATTGGCGAAAACGTGCGAGGCTTTATTAACGAAGCACTGGGCCTCCAACGCAGCCTTTCTGACTTGGAAAGCCTCGGCTACAGCGCCGTCCCATTTGTTATTCCAGCTTGCGCCGTCGATGCCCCGCACCGACGCGACAGAGTCTGGATTGTGGCCCACGCGGCGCAGTTGCAGCGCGATGGCTACGGAGAGCATTCAAAACCGCGTGAACGACAAGTTCCTGAATTTGGAAAGCGTGGTGGCGCGGGCGATGTGGCCGACGCCAACGACAAGGGATCACAAGGGCGGGCGAAAGCCGGAAACGCTGACAGCAAGCGGACGCGGGGAGACGAACGGCTTAAACGATGCGGTGACCGTGAGGGACCAGCATGGATCCCTGAACCCGACGTGGGTCGAGTGGCTAATGGGGTTCCCCGAAGGGTGGACCGACTTAAAGCCCTCGGAAATGCAGTCGTCCCGCAAGTCGTTGAGCAAATCGGAAAAGCAATCCTCGCAGGAGAAAACAGATGAGGTGTAAGGAATGCAACGGCGACGGCGAAGTCGAGCGCGAATATACGGTCGGCGGCTATGACGGCGGACCGTGGATGGAATATCGCGTGAGATGGGTCGAGTGTGAAACGTGCAATGGAATAGGAGAGGTGGAAGATGAATAGGACTGAACTGCTGGAAAACGTCACCGTCGCGCTGTCTGATCGCGGCAGTGCGTATGGCGATGCGTCGGATAACTTCCAGCGCATCGCGGATATGTGGTCTGTTATACTGAGCCGCCGCGTAACAGTGAAAGAGGTCGCGCTTTGCATGTCAGCAGTTAAGATGGCAAGATTAGTCGAAACGCCAGATCACGCCGATAGTTGGATCGACCTGGCTGGGTATGCGGCGTTGGGAGTTGAAGTGCATGACCGATAAAAAGCTGACCGTCCGCGAGGCGCGAGCGGCTTTAGCGGCTGACGACGAGGACCGAAAACGCGCTGTCGTTGAGGAACTGGAGGCGATTGGCTCCGGCGAGATTACTGACGTGCTGTCGTGGGATGAACTTGGCCGCGTACAGGTGCGTCCGTCTGACAAGTTATCGACACGGGCGAAGCGGTCGATCAAGAAAGTGAAGATCACGCCGAACGAGCATGGCAACACGAT